CAAGAATACTGGCGATAGATATACAATCTGGAAAACGGCACGACCAGTATCAGGTTTGACTTTAAAGGACCAGCTATTGTTAGATGGTGTGACATACGAGATACAAGGCATTAGAGAATTAGGTAGAGAGCGTTTGGAGATTGAAACGATAACCAAGTATTAATGAATTTTAGCATTGACATACAAGGATTTGAGGAGGTTATTGATAGCATTCAAAAGCTAGAAGATAGCGTCAAACGTCGTGAATTACTAAAGATATTTAAACGGCAAGCGAAGCAGCCGCAACAGATAATGAAGCGGCAAATAAAAGATGCTAAACGAACTGTAACGTATCACCGAAACAACAACATAAAATATAAACCAGGAAACCTACGAAGAAGCATTAAGACATTTACTGGTCGCAACAAAGAGGGTGCAACGGTGTACATTGGTCCACAAGCTAAAAAAGCAGAGGGTTCTGGTTACTACGGATACTTTGTGAACTATGCAAAAGGTGATATTCGCAAAGGCAATAAAAACTTCCACTACATGCAGCGCACATTCTCGTTTGTTGAAACGATTATAGGTAATAAAATGAGTGCAGAGGTTAAGAAATATTTGGAACACAAAGAGCGTAAACTAGGATTTGAAGTAGTAAGATGACATTTGAAGATGCAATAGGGGATATTTTAAAGGCAAACAGTAATTTGACTGATTTGTGTAGTAACATCTACGGTGGCATTGCTCCGCAGAATGGTTCACTTCCTTATATCGTTTTTAATCGAAGCGGTCAAATACCTACACCAGACAAGCAAGCCAATAATATCGGTGACTTATTGCTAGAGGTAGACATTTATGCAAGTGGCTACAATGAAGCTATAGAGATAGCCGATGCAGCACGGGAAGCACTAGATTTAGCAACTGGAAGCTACACGGGATTTGATTTTAGCCGTGCGAGGTTTGACAGTCAAAGTAGTGTTGACTACGATCCCGAAACGAGAGCATATTACACCCTACAAGGGTACATAATTTGGTATAAATACACATAAAATGAAAATAAGATTAACAAAGGCACACAAGAAGCCTAACGGGAAAAAGATAGCCAAAGGCACTATTATAAGTGTGCATGAAGGGCATCCTTACAAAGACTTTGAGGTGGTAGGTCAAGAGATTGAAACCACTCATGAAACAAAATTCAAACAAATTAAAGAAAACGAAAACGAATAATGGCAACATCAGGAAAATTCAACGGAAATATTTTAGAAATATCTTTCGATGGCACAGTTTTAACTCATGCGCTACAACATAGCGAATCACACTCAATGAGTCCTATTGACGTAACGACAAAAGACAGTTCAAGTCAAGAGGAGGTAATTGCAGGTTTACGAGGTAGTGAAATATCAGCAAGTGGGTACTTTGACGAAGACGCAGCAAAAGGTTATGAGGATTTGTATATCTTGTATGCGGCTGGCAATTCTGTAACAGTTCTAGTTTCTACTGGCGTAACTGGTGACGTAACTTATAGCTACACGGCTTATATTACTAGCTTGAGTAGAACTGCTGAAATGGATACGGCAGTAGCATTTGAGGTATCATTGAAGCCAACTGGTGCAGTAAGTAAAGGCGTAGTATCTTAATAGATTATGAATACCATCACAATTAACGGAAATGATTACCCATTTAGATTAACAATAAGTGGGTTAAGTGCAATTGAGTCAAAGACTGGAAAGTCTATTGAACACATTGACCAAGTAGGCATCATGACACTTGTTTTAACGGTTCTTCCTATTGCTATTAATGCTGGCTATCGTCAGCAGCAAAGCGATGAAAGAATAACCGAGGAGCAAGTCATGAACCTGGTTGATGATGACCCAAGTTGCATCTCAAAGGTTAGCGAAATTATGACGTCTCAGATGGAATCCTTAATGGAGAAAGTCAATGGGGCAGACAAAAAAGCAACCGCTAAAAAAAAATAATTTTCTGGGATTGGGTAGTACAACAAGCGAGTTACTGGTCAATCCCAGACTATTATGAACTTACACTCAGAGAATTCAGCATAGCTATAAAGGCGAAAGCTGATCGAGAGGAAAGGAATTATCAAACGGGTTGGGAGCAAGCCCGATGGATTGCACGATGGATAGTTCAAGTGAACGTACCAAAGAAGCAAATACCACTAGAGAAAATTGCCCGATTCCCGTGGGAGGGTACTGACTTTGAACAGATGAAGGATATAATTGACAACTTTAAAGCTAAAAAAGGGCTAGATGGCTAAGAAGAATAATAGAATAAACATTGAGATAGGTGCAAGCCTAAAGAAGTTCAGTAGTGATATGCAGAATGTCAAGCGTCAGATGCGAAATACGGGACGCAAAATGAAGTCACTAGGTCAATCTATGACACGTTCTTTAACTGCGCCACTTGGCTTGGTTGGTGTTGCATCTGCTAAGTTAGCTGCGGACTTTGAGCAGTCAATGGCAAAGGTTCAAGCAATTAGTGGGGCTACTGGTGCGGGGTTCAAAGCGTTAAATGAAAATGCGCTAGAACTTGGTAGAACAACAAGATACACGGCACAACAAGTAGCTGAATTGCAACTCAATTTGTCCAAGCTAGGTTTTGACCCTAAAGAAATAACGGATGCGACTGGTGCTATACTTAATTTAGCATTGGCAACTGGTGAAGATTTGGCTAGTTCGGCAACAACTGCTGCTGCAACTATTAAAGGATTTGGACTAGAAGCTAGCGATGCTGGTATGGTTTCCGATGTTATGGCAAAGTCCTTTAGTAGTTCTGCTTTAGATTTGGAGAAATTCTCTACGGCTATGGCGGTAGTAGCACCCGTGGCAAATAAAGCAGGTGTGTCGCTAGAAGAAACAACTGCAATACTTGGAACATTAACAGATAGGGGCGTAGATGCTTCAAGTGCTGGTGCTGCATTAAGAAACATTTATTTAGACTTAGCAGATAATGGTATTAGTTGGTCTAATGCAATGAAGCGTTTGCAGACGAGTCAAAACCCACTTTCTGAAGCTATGGAGTTGTTCGGCAAAAGGGGGGCAGCAGTTGCCTCTATTATAGCTGATAATGTTGATAGTATTGAAAGGCTTACAAGTTCGCTAAAAGATAGCGGTGGCGCAGCTAGCAACATGGCTAAAATAATGGATGATACCGCAAAAGGTTCTTTATTTAGATTAAATTCAGCACTTCAAGGTATAGCTATTGAAATAGGGGATGCTCTGATACCTGTATTCCGTTCATTAGCGGATTGGCTAAGTAAAATGGCTGACAGATTTGGTGGTATGTCTGACCATTCAAAAAAATTATTATTGATTTTTGGAGGACTAGCAGCAGCAGCGGGGCCAGTAGTATTTGTTGCTGGTTCAATGGTTTCTTCCTTTGGGAGTATATTGGGAGTGTTACCTAGCTTAATAATAGGCATTAAGACTTTAGGGGCTGCTTTAACAACGTTTATGGCTAATCCTGCAACTATTGCTATACTGACACTTACTTCGTTATTTATTGCGCTTTCAGTATTAAAGCCAAAAGTAAAAGAACTTTCTGATGAACAGAAACGATCAGCGCAATTTGTCAAGGATTTAAACAAAGTGCAAAACGATGCAGCAGTAAAAGCTGAAACACAACGAATAAAACTTGAACGCTTAAACAACGTAATCAAGGACAACACGATACGAGAGAATACACGTAGAGATGCTATTATTTCACTAAGAAAGGAGATGCCTTCTTATCTTAAGAATATATCAGATGAAGAATTACTAACAAAAGGTGCAACAAAACAAATAGACTTGTATGTTTCTGCTTTAAAAAGTAAAGCAATCGCACAAGGGTTACAAGCGCAAATACAACAAAAGGCAAATAGACTTGCAGAGTTAGAAGTTCAAAAGGCGCAACCCGAAATACCTATTGCTCCACAATTCAAGATAGATTCTTACGGTAATAGAATTATTGATGAACAAGCAAAGAGTAGAGCGGAGCAATTTCGTAAAACTGCAAAAAAAATGATAGAGTCAGAGATATCAAATCTCAATAAAGAAATAGATAGTCTGATAAAAATACAAGATAAGTATAAGCAAGCTAGTGATTTTGGCGATAAAGATATTAATAATCTTGGTGGCGATCTAGAAGACACCTTAGATAAAGAGAGACAAAAACAATTTGAGAAAAGGTTAAAAGATAACCAAAAATATCTAGCGGAGTTAAGCAAACAGAGAATAGAAAATATAACCAATGAAAAACGTCAAGCATTAGAATTGGCTGCGTGGAATTCAGAACAAAGAATTAAAGAAATACAAAACAGTTTAGCCGATGAAAAAATCAAAAATGATTTAATAAATGAGGAAACGAAAAGAGCCGATTCCGAGCGTATATCTATTATACAAGATTTTAACACAAAAGCTAAAAAAGAACGATTTGACAACGAGTTAAAATCATTAGAGGCATTTAACAAACAAAAGTCTACACATTTAATTGAATCACTAAATGCAAATCAAATAACTGAACAAACTTTTCAACAACAATCTTTGCAAAACGACTTGGAGTTTTTGAAATTAAAATTAGAACTATACAAAAAGTTTGGGAAAGATTTGACCGATTTGCAATTAGATTTAGCTAAAAAACAACAAGATATTCAAGATAAAATGGCTGACGGGACTACCGATTCTTGGGTGTCAACATTTAAAAGTATGGAGATGTCGATAGAAAACTTCATTTCTGATACAATAGGCGGCTTTTTAGATGCATTAGGTCAGGAGATGGCTGGAAGCACAAAGGCGATTGATAGATTCGGTGAGAATATTATTGCATCATTTGGTAAATTCATAAGTCAATTTGGTCAAATGCTGATGGCTTATGGTGTCGCAAAAACCGTTTTATTCAAAGGCGGACCAATGAGTGGTCCAGCAGCCATTGCGGCTGGTGCGGCACTAGTTATTCTCGGTGGGGCATTAAAGCAAATGTCTAATCGGGCATCGGAAGCAGCAGATGGTGGTTACGGCAATTATGGTGTTGGTGATACTTTTGCTCCACCTAGCACGGGAGGAGGTAGTTCGTACTACGGCACTAGCAACGATGTGATGACGCTTGAAACAGTAGTGTACGGTAGAGATATAGTTTTGAGTTCAAATAGACAACACGGGACAATCAGCAGAACAAGACGTAAATAATGGGTGTACAGATAAAAGGTGAATTTTATAGTGATAACGGTGGTAACTGGGAGGTTTATATTTACAACTCAGGTTATGCCAGCACCGTTACTGATGTAATAGTACATGATTTAAATATCACTTGGGAGAGCCAAGGTGATGACTTGCTAGAACCATTAAAAGCTAGTAGGGCTGCATTTAGCTTTATCAATAATTCGGGTGCCGTTGATAGCTTAATAAGTGGGATTAAAAACGGTGACGAGGATCAATTCCACATGGTCATTGAAAAAGAATCCAATCTATATTGGGCTGGAGTTGTTTTGATAGACCAATTGTCATGGGAAGATAAGCCAAAGCCCAGAATCGTAACTATAACTGCGATTGATGGCATTGGCAGACTTGCCGATATTGAATTTGACTTCGCAATTGACGGCACAAAAGACAGTCAAAACACCATGTTAAAGTATATTTATGAGTGTTTAGAATATAATGATTTAAGTCAATACTGGGGGGCAAATGATGCCTATTTCAAGGAGAGTTGTGAGTTCTACGAGGATAATATGCCAAAGTCTGGCAGCCCGACACCAACACCAACACAAAGCAATAGCCCACTACTATTTACACGGTGCGATAGGTTTTTATTTGTCTCAGAAGAAGAGGAAAAAACGGTAAAGCGTGGCTCTAGGAGTATAACATTCCCAGTTTACAAGCCCTACAAGTGTGCAGAGGTATTGTCCGCCATTTTACAGTTATTTAGTTGTCGGATTATTTTAGTAGATGGTTCATACCATATTCAACAAGTTAGAAACTTTACCGCAAGTACAACATACGTCAGAAGTATAAACAAAAGTTTATCTATTGTTGCAACTGGCACACCTAGTAATAGACAAACAGAAGATACAGATGTAGAGCGTTTAGGCGATGGGCGATGGACGTATAAACCAGCTTTGCAGTTGGTTCAATTAGATAGCATCCCATTAAATACAGTTGCCCAAAGTGGGGGTGGTGAAACAAGTTTAACATACGCAACAAGCCCAGTAATACAAGAGGTTGATTTAGGCACTTTAAAAGGTGGTAGTGGAAGCGGTAAACGCATGCAGATTTATTTACAATATGTTAGACAATCAGATTTGCCACTTTATACTCAGATCGAAATAGAGTTAAACTTCCAAGCTGGAAGCTATCGCTTGAAATCGGCAGCATCTACACCAGATAAGATTGAATGGACAACAACAGCAACAGATAGAGTTGTCCGTAATCTTGTTAGATTGGATTTTGGTGGGACAAATTCTGATGTTGTAACAGTATTAATTCAAACACCAGAATTTCCTTGGACAAGTGAAAATAACTGCGAGTTAAGTGTAAAATCCACTTTGCAAAATGTGTTTGGCACTCAAAAGATATCCATTCAACCAATTAACATTGTTCTACTAAGTGACAATGAGATTATTAAAGAATCGCAATACCAAGTTAAAAATCCAAAGATAACAGCAGGTAGTGAGCCAAAAATATTGAGTTACATTAAAGATTATGGGACACCTATATTAAATGATACAACACTAGAGTTAACGTCTAAAAACACATTAGAGGTTTATGACGGCAGTAGTTGGGTTTTTGGATCAGAATGGTTAGCAGATTATAGTAGCAATGTGGAGTTGATAAAAACACTTTGCCTAGAAACTATGAGTTTCCAAAGATTTGCCATTGACATTATACAAGCTACTTTAAAAGTTCCAGCTAGTTTTGTAACTGGTGGTTCAAGCCCATATAACGTCGAGCCATATTTATGTTATTATTACGGCTCAAAGCCTTATATTTTTAACGGTGGCACGATGAACTGTAACCGTGACGAGTTGAACGGTGAATGGGTTGAGGTTAGCCATAGTACAAGCGGCGTTGCTTTTGAACAAGATGATGGTGATGGTTGGGTTTATAGAGGAGATGACAAGGTAGGTTTACCTAAAAAGAACTCATACGGTGAAGGTAGGTTCAACCGTGATGCAATGTTAACTTTGATTAATAAGACACTTGCAACAATAGACACAGATTATGATGTGTCAGGTGGTGCGATTACTTCAATAAGTATTGACGACCTAGATAGAGACATTTACGAAGATGACATAATAGAAATAGTTCACCCAGTTACACTACGAAGTATGGATAGCTTTACTTTGTCGGCAAATGCTACTGGTGGTGCTACTTTATTGGATGTGGTTAGCCAAACACCTGCGGAAGATTTACCAGCTGGTTGCCTAGTTATGTTCGATTTTCAAAAGACTGTAGAAAGCGGTGGCTTGATTCGTGGAACGGATGTAGTAACAGTTGAGACAACTGTGCCAGAAGCTGGTGGGTTCGGAATTGGCAATGTTATTCGCAACCCTGGCGATGGTAATTTATATTACTCTGACGGTAGCAGTACCTATAAATTAATTGGAGAATTGGTGGAATAATGGCTACGATAAAGAAAAATAAAATGAAGGCTGGATGGATGCCACAAACACCAGAACACACACGGGCTGAGTTGACACCAGAGCGTACTGCGGATATTAAGTACTTACAAAGTCCATACTGGCGAAGTGTACGTCAACAAGTTCTGCAAAGAGATTTGGGGTTGTGTCAAGAATGTTTACGGCATGGTTTAACTAAAGAGGGCAACCAAGTCGACCACATTCTAGCGAGAAAGGACAACCCAGACTTTGAAAAGTACCGTGAGGATATTGATAATTTGCAAACTTTGTGTACGGCTTGCCACGCACGAAAAACATTAAAAGAACGAAACGCAAGGAAATGAAAGCAGGACTATTCGCAGGAGGTGCAGCACATGGAGCGTATTGGGTGGGCTATCACGCAAAAGCCAAGATAAAATATGATGCTTATGTAGGGACTTCAACTGGTTCGCTGATAGCATTGTTTTTAGCAATAGGGCAAATAGATCCTAAGTTTTATGAATATTTGATTTACGAATATTCCAACACTACGAATAGGGAAATGTATGGGTGGTTTCAACCGTGGACTAAGAAGGGGAAACTAAACCGCGCAAAGATGACACTAGCGACGATTAATATGCTGCGAACCAAGCGAAACTATCTTTATGACATTAGCAAAGGGATTGATGCCAAAGTTAGAAAATACTTTAAGCCTTGGCATTTTGAGTCATTAAAAAACCACAAAATAAAAGTTGTAGTAACTGCAAAAAATATCGACTTGTTAAACTCAGGCACATATTACGCTGACAACTTAAGTCTGGGCATGGATTACGAGCGATTTGTGCGATTTGTTGTGGCGAGTGCAAGTATTCCGTACTTTGCCAAGCCGATGCAAATAAACGGCTATCAATGGGTGGATGGTGGTGTTTTGGACATTACGCCAACTGGTGTCATTGGGCAATATGACGAGGTAGATATTTACTTGTGCGATTCTCAAATAGATGGACAACAAAGATTGAGGAAAGCTGACACATGGAGTTCGATGGCAATAAATTTACTGCACGAAATGCGTAACGAGATAAGCCGTGAAGATATAGATGGCTTGAGCAATGCAAATATTTACTACATGGAAAGGGCTAACTTTAATAGTGCAAACTTTGACCCTAAACAGATGGCAAAGCTAATCGAAAAGGGTGTAGATCGATTTAATAGAGATGAATAGATATGATTTTAGATGCAAACCAAATTGGTAAGGATATAATAGTTTTTTTGTCCGTTAGTGGTGGGGTGATGAGCAAGCTGGCAGCAGTCAACGAGGTGTTAAGCACAATGCTTATTTTAACTGGATTAATTTATACGGTAGTGCGCATTATTGGACAAGTTAGGATAAACCGAGGTAAAGCGTTGGACAACAAGAAAAAAGAGAATGAGTTATAAATTTGGCAAAACAAGCAAAGAACGACTCGCCACTTGCCACGAGGATATCAGATTAATTGCCAATGTTGCTATTCAACGCAGCCAGATTGATTTCGGCATAGCAGAAGGACATAGAACAGTAGAACGTCAATATGACCTTTATAAAGCTGGTTTGTCCAAAATAGATGGAGTAAACAAGCGAGGTAAACACAACTACAAACCTTCACTAGCTTTCGATATTTACGCTTGGGTCAATGGTAGGTCTAGCTATGACCAACGGTATATCATTTTCATTGCTGGAGTTATTCTAGCGGTGGCAAAAGAATTAAAAGAGCAAGGTAGGATTCAGACAGAACTAAGATGGGGTGGTAACTGGGATGGCGATGGTCAAATAATTACTGACCAAAGTTTTAACGATCTGGTTCACTTCGAAATAAAAACTTAAATTTGCATATCAAGATATTAGTGTAGTAGTACATTCTTTTTGATTCATTGTTTTAACTTTTGAAAAGCCCTTGCAGCG